GCAGACGGCAATCCTTTTTTCTTTTTACGAGTCATATAGAAATCTTCTATCAAGTCTTTCTTGACTCCACATATTCTACAAGTTCTTTCTTTAAAAAGAAGATGCTCTAGGGAAAATTGGTCGCCTATATCCATTAGTAGTTCCACATGTAACTTACTTCTTCTTGCTTATCACCATACTCCCAAAGGTTTCCATCTCCATCAATAAAAGTATCATCACCCATACCATCATCAATAAAACCAAAGGGTGCCATATCCTGTTCAATCTGATTTCTTTGTTCGTCGTAAATTCTTCTTCTGACATCTTGGTCAGTCATTTCTTTGAAGTATTCTTGCATGACCAACCATGCAAATAATACCATGCACATTACAAGGTCATCATGATAACCTTCATCTGCTTCCCATGCTTGTTTCTTTTGCACAAACGTGGTAAGTTCTTGGAAGATCTGGAAGTCATTAAACAACAACTTGTCTTCTTCAATAATTGCTTTGAGGTTTGAGCAACCGATCTTCTTAACGGTCACACTCATCTTGACGCCTAATTGTGTTTTTGTTCCTGAGAATCCTTGTCCTACGACCTGTCCAGCTCTTCCACGCATCGCACACATAAGGACGTTAGGATATTCGAGATCATAGTTGAGAGTGGCAGCAATACTATCGCCAATATCATTTACCTCTACCAGAACATATGGATTATTATATTCTTTGCAAACCTGAAAAATTACCGAGGGAAACAATACAGGTTTAATCTCATTATTTCTGTACTTTGCAACGATTTTATACGGCATCGTGGTGATATCAAACACGATGAAAGCACTATAGTCGCCGCCAATTCCCCTGGCAACATCGACAGTAATAATATATTCGTGATCCTTTTCGACTCTCTCATAGATGTCAAGTCCAGCATTTGATTTTATTGGGTCGTGAAATGGGATGTTTTGTAGTTTTGCTGGACTAATCAGCGTGTCTGCAGAACCGAGGAAGTCACACTCAAATTCCTGTGCAAACTGTCGCGGTGATGTGTTCTTAATTGTTTCTTCTTTCCACTTAGAATCCCTTCCAGGGACCTGAGACCAGTGAACTTCGTTAGTTACATAATCATTTTTACCACGCCTTGCATCCTCCCACATCTTGTAGAAGTGATTCATGCCGTTAGGCGTGGAAATAATTATGACTTTCGTTGATTTACCAGACGTAATAGTAGGATAAACAGAGGCAAAGAATTGCTCTGCAACATGGTTTGGAACGAAAGCGAATTCGTCGAGGAAGAGGATATTAAACGACATGCCTCGGACAGCACTTGCAGATGTAGAAGCTGCCAATATCTTTGATCCGTTTTCAAGTTCGACATTACCTTTGTTCCATACAAGAATACCATGTTGCATCCATTTAGGCAAGTTCTCATAAGCAAGTTGTAATCTTCCTAGAAGTTCCCTTGCGGTAGAAGCCTTGTTAGCAAGAATACCAATGTTAACACTATCATAAAAGATAGCATAGTAAAGAAGGTAAGCAACAACAGTGGTTGACTTTCCAGTCTGTCTAGGAAGTTTCGCAATGTTAAATCTATTACTGTGAAAATCTCGTAAGATGTCTTTCTGAAAGTCATACATGTTAAATGGAACAAGACCCTCATCAAGTGAGATAATCTTGATATAATTCATAGCAAAATATATCGGATCATTCTTACACTTGATCCATTCATCAATTTGTTTTTTCGTGAATTGTATTGGAGTTCCCGCTTTCTTTAGGTTCGGGTTACCAAGATAGACATCATTGCTAGACATAAAACACTAGTTCACCATTAGTATTTATTTGTCCCACCATTTAGTTTCACCGTTACCTTTCTCATCAGCAAACTTTTCTAAATCTTCCATACGCTTTTCCCAAGTATCACCACCATCTTTTCCGTTCATGGGATTGATACATTGAGAATCTCCTAATCGATTACAAACAAGACCTGCAAGATCTAGTTCACTACCCTTTACTCCAGTTCCAGACCAGTAGTGCTCGCCATTAATCCAAATAGCTCCACACTTTGGACATTCCTTCCTGCTCATCGTCAAGTCGGACAGTTCCCTATCATTGGTCATTTTTGGTGTGCTCCTTGATTAGTTTATTGTATTCTGGTAGATCTTTAATGAGTTGTTGCTTAAGTTTCCTACGCAATAACATCATCCTAAACCTAACAAAAGCAAAGCGCAACTGTAAATCTAGGTATGCAAATAATCGCATCGTTTCTTCTACACCAGCATATGCAATGCATAAAATGACGATCGTGACTACGAGGTAGATACCTAGCATATTTGTTACACTCAGTTACAATATTATTATACTGTATCTAGGAAAAAATAGTGTAAATAAATATTAAGATTTTATCTATCTGTGTCAAGTTCTGTAAATGTATAGTCTGCAAGCATTGCAAACAGTTGGTTTTTGACATGTTTTAGGTATTCTTGTTCCTCGGGAGGACGCTTAGGAGAACCAGGCCATGTTTCAATACTGTAACATATGATGTTATACAGTGCTCTAACATCTTGAACGCTTAAGCACCACTCAAAATCAAAATCCCTAGGATCAGGCGAGGGTTCCATATTGTCTCCTAATCTCACGGAGCTCTTCAAAATCTTTCTTTTTTGTGCCACCATCATATTCCCAAGCATACCCCTCGGTAATCATCTGCTCGTTCAATGATAGTTCTGCATCTCCAATATATAACCAACCAAGAAGGCGACCATACTTACCCATACCACCAACCAGTTCAGTGCGAATAGTGAGTTCGTCATCTCCATTAATGGCACCCTCCAACTTTTCTTTCATCCAGTTGGTTGCGTCGATACCTAATGCTTTTTCTTCGAGGTCTCGGGTTCTTTTTTCTGGCGTGTCCACACCAGCAATTCTAACTCTCTCTTTTTTATAAAGGTCAAAACCGAGATCAATGGTAACATCAATAGTGTCGCCATCCAACACTTTATCTATCGATACTACCCGAAAGTTGTAACAACTCTTACGACTTGGGGGTGTCATTGCTCCCATGGGATTCTCTCTCATCAATTCCTAGTATATAGGAGACGACATAAAAAACCCCCGCTAGGAGAAGAATGATCGAGAAGATCACACTCCAAACGGGGTCATTAATATCATTCAGTGGACGTAATAATAAGTTCATGGATTTCTTGGATCAATACCTAAACTCTTGAGATATTCAATCCACCAATCAGCGTCTTTGATATATCTCCAATTAGGAACTTCCTTACCTTGCTCTACGTGATAGTATTGATAGAGAGCTTCATCGATAGTCTGTGCGATCTCCATATTCTTCTTCCTTCTCATCAACGTCCGCATATGGATTTTCCACGAAGGGTCCTCGTTTTCGTAAAGGTTCTCGTTTGACATAATCCTGTTCTGCATTAACGGCTTCAATCCAAACAGCAAGTTTCATCACGATGAAAATGATGATGAGGGGTGTGAAACACCCAATTAAAATTACAGGGTTCATTTGTGACTCCTATCGAAAGGTTCCCAGTGTTCCCACCCATATTTATGAACCAAGTGCATACCTATGATGGGAACAAACACAAGAAAGAATCCCATGACGCCTAAACACCATGGGGTTTGCATAACAGATCTAACGAACAGTTGAACGTGGTTCATCGAAATAAGCAGGTAAAGGACAACCTTTGAATTTGTCTATCTCATTAACAGCTGCAACAAACATAGTTGCACATCCTAGGCAAAAAGCAAAAAGCATTTGGGGAAAATTATAGTTCCCCATGTGAGCAGTAGGATCAGGTTCATCATCGTGTGGATGAATTTGTTTACTGATTTGCTCTATTCGTTTTTTTCTTTCTTCCTCGTTTTCTTTTTTCATGATACGTCCAAGAAAATTTCTGGTTCTTCATCGTCATCAATATACTCCGTCATGCGAAGTTGTTTGATACGTTCATATAACTTCTTCTTTAATTCTCTATGCTTTGCCACTTCTTCACTAGTAAGTGGACCATGGCGTCTGTTTAAACTCATGCTGGATAATCCCAATCAGTAATACGATCTATTTTATATTGTGGACCCCACCCACCAGTATAGATGTAAGGAACAGTGCGAATGGGACAAGAGTCACCAGTGCAGAGAAGATCATCAACGATTCTCCATGACTCCATAACTTCATCTGCGTGAACAAAATGTGATTGATCACCATTGATAGCATCGTATAAAAGTTTCTCATAACCATCTACCGCTCTATCCTCTGGATACTTGTGCGTGAGTGTGGCAAGTTCAAGGTTATCATCAAGTCCAGGAGATTTGATGTCCATCCTAATATCAAGATGAGGATCAGGTTGTAAGCGGACTACAATACGGTCATTAATTTCTCCTTCATACAGTTTTAGGGGTGGTGCTTTGAGTTTGATAACAACTTCAACACACTGGTATGGCAACTTTTTGCCAGTCATGACGTTAAAAGGAACTCCCTCCCAACGCCAGTTATC